GGTACAGACAAGTTCACCGTAACTGATCCGTTACAAGTCTTAGAGATTGGTACTGGATTTATGATGGTAAAGCGTGAAGTCTTTACACAGATGGAAAAAGAATATCCAATGATTCGTTACCGTCCAGACCACGTTGGTCAAGCACACTTTGACGGTTCACGTTACATCCATGCCTTCTTTGATACAGTAATCGATACAAAAGATTCTATCACAGGTGGTGGTTCTGACCGTTATCTTTCAGAAGATTATATGTTCTGTCAGATGTGGCGTAAGATGGGTGGTGAGATTTGGTTGTGTCCTTGGATGCGAACCGAACACATTGGAACGTATCACTTCAAGGGTGATATGCCTGCTGTAGCTAATTATGTCGGTGAGATGTAATGGCAAAAGGCGTTAAGTATGACGGAGGCAAACTCGAATACGGTTTGCTTCCTGTTTTAGCGTTAGAGGAAACTGTCCGTGTTCTTACTTTTGGTGCTCAGAAGTATGAAAGGGACAATTGGCAAAAAGTACCTGATGCAAAACGCAGGTACTTTGATGCTTTACAACGGCACGTTTGGGCATGGAAGAAAGGTGAGGTAAATGATCCAGAATCAGGACTACACCACTTGGCGCACGCTCTTTGTTGCCTGATGTTCCTATACGACCACGATGTGAAGTATTCCAAAGATAATGTTGACAACAAGAAATAATTGTTGTATATTGTATTATGTTTATTGTAATGGAGATTTAAATGAAACTTTCAGCTGATACTGTCTCGCTCTTGCAGAGCTTTGCCAAGATTAATTCTGGTATTGAATTCAAAGCGGGCAATGTAATCAAAACCATTTCAACAACCAAAACGTTGTTGGCAAAAGCAACCGTCAAAGATACTTTTCCAAGTGACTTTTGCGTTGGCGATCTTAACCAGTTCTTGATGATCTATAACCAGAAAAAAGATCCTGAATTAGATTTTGATAAGGCAAACATCTATATCAAGACTAATCGTTCAACGTCTGAATATCGTAAGACTGCACGAGATACGTTGGTTGTTGCACCAGATAAAGACATCGTTCTAACAACAGAAGAAATCAAGTTCACATTGACCGATTCTGATTTTGCTTCTATTTTAAAAATGGCAGCCATTTTACAAACACCTCACATTTCTGTTGAATCTGATGGTGAGAAAGTGTATATTGTTTGTTGTGACTGTGTTAATGATGCCGCATCAAAAGACTCAACTGAAGTCGCTAAAGGCACTGGCAACAAATATAAAATGGTCTTTTTGACTGATAACTTAAAGATGATTCCTGGTACATATTATTTGACCATTTCATCTAAAGGTCTTTCACACTTCAAGAACGCCAATGCTGATTTAGAATATTGGTGTGCTCTTGAATCCAAATTTTCAAAGTATGGAGAATAAAATGAAATTAATTCAATTTACTGAAATCTTAGCCAATAAACCCGTTTCAATTAATCCTGAATACGTTGTTGCTGTCTTTGAAGCAAAAGATGGCGAATATGTTGGCAAGACTGTAATTGGTGTCATCAATGGTTCTGTCATCGTACAAGAATCACTTGAGACTGTTCTTGCTGCATTTGGAGAGTAATGTGACAACTGTTCAAACTATTTATGGTACATTAACCGAAATGCAACTTAAAGACCTTAAGATTGCAGTTAAGGACATCATTGGCTTGATGACAAAGATGGACCAAGAACGAAAATCGATCAAAGATTCTTTAGAGACTGCCGCTGACACAACAGGGTTACCAAAGAAGATTATCCGTAAGATCGTTAAGTCTGAATACAAACAATCCTTTCAAGAAGAAGTTGCCGAGAACAAAGAGTTTGAGGCCGTTGTTGAAAGCATGAATGAAATTCGACTGTAATTTAAATTTATATATTATGAGGTGTGTGAATGGACAACCATATTTTATGGGTCGAGAAGTATCGCCCAAGTAAAGTAGAGGACTGCATTTTACCAGAAGGACTTAAATCAACCTTCTTAGAGTATGTTTCTCGTAAAGAGATTCCAAATTTACTTCTTTCTGGTAGTGCAGGTGTCGGTAAAACTACAATCGCTCGAGCTCTCTGTGAAGAAGTTGGTTGCGATTACTTGATTATCAATGGTTCAGACGAATCAGGTATTGATGTCTTAAGAACCAAAATCAAACACTACGCATCGTCAGTTTCTCTGTCAGGTGGTAGAAAGGTCGTCATCATCGATGAGGCCGATTATCTAAATCCAAACTCGACTCAACCTGCACTTCGTGGTGCCATTGAAGAATTTTCTTCAAATTGTTCTTTTATCTTTACTTGTAATTTCAAGAATCGTATTATCGATCCTATTCATTCTCGATGTACGGTAATTGATTTTAAAGTTAATGGTAACAAAGCAAAGATGGCCGCTTTATTCTTTAAGCGTGTCGAATGGATCCTTACTCAAGAGAAAATCAAGTACGACAAAGAAGTGGTTGCTGCGGTAATCACCAAACACTTTCCCGATAACCGCCGTATTCTAAATGAATTACAACGGTATTCGGTATCTGGTATTATTGATAAAGGCATCTTGTCATCTGTTGCCGATGTTCAAATGGCAGAATTGATTAAATCACTCAAGGCGAAAGATTTTGCTAGCTGTCGTAAATGGGTCACTCATAACTTGGACAACGATCCTGTGCGATTATATCGATCCCTGTATGATACCTTATATGAGCAATTGAAACCTAATTCTGTTCCTCAATTGGTATTAATACTTGCCAAGTACCAGTATCAGGCAGCGTTTGTTGCCGATCCTGAGATCAATTTGATGGCGTGTCTCACCGAGATTATGGTTGAATGTGAGTTCAAATAATGCCTGATTTATTCAAAGACATTATACCATCAATCTTGCAAACTAAAAAATCTGTAATGCGAGACGACTTGGACATTAAAGACTACGTTCCTTTTGTAGTCAATCGTGCCTTGTCGTATCATATTGATTGTGTTCCATATGCCAATGAGATGAATCTTTATCCAAATCTAGATAAAGACCTTCAATATCAATATCTTCTAAATACAATTAGGCCAATGAAACGTAAGTTTCAACCGTGGCAAAAAGCGGCGGCCGACAAAAATCTTCAGTATGTTAAAGAATATTTTGGTTATTCAAATATTAAAGCAAAAGAAGCTTTAAGTATACTGACCGATGAACATATCGCTGAGATAAAGAGAAGAACTGATAAAGGCGGAATGAAATGATTAACATTACAGATTTAGTTGAGGTGACTTTGAATGAAAAAGATGACTTTCTCAAAGTCCGTGAGACGTTAACCCGTATCGGTGTAGCGTCCAAAAAAGACCAGACCTTATACCAATCGTGTCATATTCTACACAAGAAAGGTCATTACTACTTGGTTCACTTCAAAGAGTTATTCGCTCTTGATGGCAAACCAACCAATCTTACAGAGAATGATTTATCTCGTAGAAATGCCATTGCCAAATTGTTACAGGATTGGGGTCTATTAAAGATTGTTAATCCAGACCAAGTCGAAAACCCACCACCAATCTTTCTTTCCCAAATTAAGATTATTTCCCACAAGGAAAAAGCAGACTGGCAATTGGTACCAAAATACAATATTGGTAAAAAAACACAAGTCGCTTGACAAAAACCTAGTTGTGTGATATAAATAAGACTGCGGATGCCTTATTGGGTTCGCAGTTTTTTACTCGCTTATTTAAGGAGCATTATATGACACACTTACAGTTAAAATATCCCTTTTCCTCTTGGGAAAACCTTCACAAATCTTTTGAACCATTCACCGTAGGTTTTGGTGATACGTTTGAGACTTTGCGTGATGCCGCAGATCAACTTCAAAAGGCTGCTGGATATCCTCCATACAATATCAAAAAAGTCAAAGATAACAAATTTGTTATCGAAATGGCTGTAGCAGGTTTTGCTAAATCTGATATTGAAATCACATTAGAAGGTTCTAAACTTGTTGTCCGAGGAACATCAAAAGACAATCAAGATGAGAATTTCCTTTACAAAGGCATCGCCGACCGAAACTTTACCCGCGAGTTCACACTTGCCGATAAAGTGGAAGTTGATAATGTAGAAATGGTAAATGGTATGTTAAAGATTTGGCTGGAAAACTTGGTAAAAGCACAAGATACAGTCAAGAAACTTACCATTAAATAATGGTAATAAAGGCGGGAAGGTATTGACATCTTCTCGCCTTTTTGTTATACTTTCCTTTTATACGGACATCCGTATAGAAGATTTTTATACGTTTTTTCGTATACGGAAATTTTATGTGGATTCAACTAGATGATGAGTATGAATTAGAGCTTAGAATCATGATAGATGATGAGACTCTTAAAGAATATCTTCAATATAGAGTCATAACTGGATATCCTCTACATGATAGCAAAATATCATGGAAAACTGTTAAGAAAGTGATGGGATCTAAACCCGAAGATTTTGAAGAACCAAAGTATGAAAAATACCAAAATTACGAACCTTAATTCTCAATTACAAAAAGTTCGTTCTAAATTAAACGCTGAACATTTCTTTACTCATCCTAATTGGGATGTAAAGATTGTTGATGGTGTAGTATTCATTCCAGTTTTAAAACAGAAGCCTGATGGTTCAATTGAACAGAAGGTTATGTGGATGCGTAAAGATAATATGGAGTATGTGAAGTGATTTTAGCTGAGATGATTAAAGAATCGTATATGTCAAAAACTGTTTTTGATGTGGACAATAAGGTACATTTGAAAGAAGTTGGTTATTTTATGAAGTATAATAAATGGCGCAACCGTTGTCCATTCTTCTTAGAACATCCATACACAAATGTTCCTGCAATGATTAAAGATAAACTCGCAATGAACTTGGTTCATTTAGTCGAATGAGAGAACAAATAGTTTTCGTAAACGGAACGTTTGATATCATACACGCCGGTCATTTGGAACTTTTGCGTTACGCTAAGACTCTAGGTGACCGGTTATATGTTGGTATAGATTCAGATGAACGTGTATCTAAATTAAAAGGACCTGATCGTCCAATCAACAAAGAACACGAGAGGTTCTTATTACTCTCTCACCTTAAACCTGTGGATAAGGTATTCATATTTCATTCTGATGAAGAGCTTATTGACTTAATCCGAAATTGTGATATGATGGTTAAAGGCAGTGACTACATAGGTAAACCTATTGTGGGTCAAGATGTATGTAAAAGTATTATTTTCTTTGAGAAATTGAATGGCTACTCCACAACAGAAAAAATTAAAAGTATTATTAATCGGTGATTATTGTGTCGATGAGTACCATTACGGTACTGTTGATAGATTAAGTCCTGAAGCACCCGTACCAGTGTTTAAATTAAAACACAAAAGACAAACTGACGGTATGGCAGGTAATGTGGCCAATAATCTTAAAGCTCTACATTTTAATGTAACCGAATTAATTTCTGGCACTTCAACCAAAACCAGAATAATTGATAAACGCAGTAACTATCACCTCGTTCGCATTGACAATGATGTTGAATGTGATCCTATTAATTTAAATTCTATTAAAGATATAACCAAGTTTGATGCTGTGGTTATTTCAGATTATGATAAAGGTGCCGTTACTTATGAGTTAATACAAAAAGTGCGGCAATCGTTTGCTGGTCCTATTATCGTAGATACCAAGAAAAGAGACTTGGCGCGATTAAATGGTTGCATCGTAAAAATCAATAAATTAGAATATGAACATTGCACCTCGGTGAATGATAACCTGATTGTAACATTAGGTTCTAAAGGCGCCATATATAATAATACAACATATCCTTCACACGAAGTTGATGTGTCGGATGTATGTGGTGCAGGAGATACTTTTCTAGCAGCATTTACATACCAGTTTTTATTGACAGATGAAGATTATGACTCTGCAATTACATTTGCAATAAAGGCTGCCGCTATTACGGTACAACACGCCGGTGTGTATTCACCGACACTTGAAGAAATAATGGAATTAAAATGAGACTAAATGGATACGTTAAAAAAGGTTGGGGCCACGAATTAATTTGGGCAACCAACGATAAGTATTGCGGTAAGATTATGAAATTTGACCGTGATGCACAATTCAGTATGCACTTCCACGCAGAAAAAGATGAAACGTGGTATGTGTTATCTGGACAGTTTGTTGTGTCATACATAGACACCAAAAATGCCTCGATCCACGAACAGTTCCTTGACGTTGGAGACGTTTGGCACAACCCACCTCTACTGCCTCACCAATTACGGTGTATAACTGAAGGGAGTGTTATGGAGGTTTCTACGCCTGACTCTGTTGAGGATAATTACCGTGTTATGAAGGGAGATTCTCAAAAATGAAAATCTTATTGACAGGATATAAAGGTTTTATTGGTTCAAATATGTTGAAGGCCTTAGAAGCCGCCGGCCATACCGTAGTCACTTATGATTGGAATGACGGAACATGTCCTGGTGTTTTTGATAAAGATTGGGTCATACACTTAGGTGCAATCAGTAGTACAACCGAAAGAGATGTTGAAAAATTATTAACACAGAATTTGGATTTTAGTTGCGATCTATATGATGAGTGCCGTAGATTCAGTGTCAATATGCAATATGCTAGTTCAGCGAGTATCTACGGTCTAGGTGGAAATTTCAAAGAAGATGCACCGCCTGATCCTAGAAATCCTTATTCATGGAGCAAATACTTGTTTGATCGATATGTCAAACAGGCATCTTCAAAAAATAACGTTGTACAAGGATTTAGATACTTCAATGTTTATGGAACAGGTGAAGATCACAAAGGAAGTCAAGCAAGTCCTTATACTCAGTTTACTAAACAAGCCAAAGAAACTGGCGTGATTAAATTGTTTGAAAATTCTGATAAGTACTTTAGAGATTTTATCCATGTAGATAAGGTCATCGATATTCAAATGAAATTTTTGGATATACGAGCAAGTGGTATCTTTAATGTTGGTACTGGTATACCAAAAAGTTTTCAAGATGTGGCAAATGAAGTGGCCGAGTCTTGCAATGCCACGATAGAGTATGTTAAAATGCCTGACATATTGAAAAGTAGTTATCAGGAATATACTTGTGCTGACATGGATTTGGTAAATAGTTTGATCGGTTTACGATAAAATGGATATATACCAAAGACTTATAGTTTTTATCTATCAATTTTAGACTTTTAATAGAAAATATCAATGGAAATAATCAGTAAACCGCTTGCTTTTAAAACCGAAAGCCAATATAATATCCCATAAATGCGGTCCGTGGTGCATACCATGGCCGCAAAAGGTCATGGTCCTAGCACCATGATAGTTGTTTCAAAAATTCATTCTTCACCGTCTCGTAAATATCCCGAGAATGTAGCCCACTACAGCTATGAGTTGTATCCTCTCCGATACAAGAAAGCGGGCAACGGAGAACCAATTCTATTGGCGCGTAGATCAGAGGTAGATCAGCTGACTGTTAATCAGCCTGTCGTAGGTTCGATCCCTACCGCGCCAGCCAATTTGGAAGCGTGGCAGAGTCTGGTTTATTGCACCTGTCTTGAAAACAGACGACTGTAAAAGGTCCGTGGGTTCGAATCCTACCGCTTCCGCCAATTTAGGAAGATTGCTGGAGTGGCGCGAGGTGCCACCAAAGGATGTTATTATGGATTATTTGTTAGTTTTTTTATTTGTGTTTTTTACGGATATTTTCTATACACAGTATTTGAAGTCTGTACAAGATAATAAAATATTAAAAGCAAGTATTTGGGCTGGAGTTGTTACGCTTTTGCCATCAATAGCTGTTTTGCTTTATGTTGAAAATCATTATACACTTATTGCATCAATATTAGGTGCTGGTTGTGGAACAATGGTTGGAATGAGGTTTAAGAAACCTAATGAGGTGAATTGAAATGAGCATAGGTGCTTATTTGGTTGCAGGGTTTTTTACAGTATTTGGTTGGAATCTTGGCCAAAAAGTCTGGGATCATATGGAAGGTAAAATAAAAAATCAACAAGAAGTTTGTATTGTTGATCGTATGAAAAAACCTTGTGAGAATATTGAGAAAGAAGATAAAGAATAATGTGGAGTTCGTATAGTGGTAATACCCTAGCCTTCCAAGCTAGAGCTGAGGGTTCGATTCCCTTACTCCGCTCCACTTTTTTTAGGAAGATTGCTGGAGTGGTCTAACAGCGCTGTTTGCTAAACAGATGGCTCTTCGGGGCACACAGGTTCGAATCCTGTATCTTCCGCCAAATCGGGTCGCTAGCTCAACGGTTAGAGCAGAGGACTCATAATCCTTTGGTTCAGGGTTCGAATCCCTGGTGACCCACCATATAAAATTTTATATGGTACGAACGTTCCGATTCATAATCGGATAGTGTGGTCCGCACGATGAGAAGTGAGATCATGACTCACAGGACCTTACCCTTAGCAGTCAAAGGGCGTTGGCAATACGATAATCTCCTTTGGTCGAGGAGCGGATGGAAGGATCGCGTGAAGGGTGTACACCCCGATGGTCTAAGTACCGCCGCAGAGGAGAAGCACCTTATTTTGTGTCCAGTGTGATTTTATATGGTAATGTAGCATAGTGGCTAATGCAACTGCTTCATACGCAGTCTATCGTAGGTTCGAATCCTACCATTACCACCAAGTTGCGGTGGCAGAGTGGCCCAATGCAAGAGTCTGCAAAACTCTAAAGTCGTGGGTTCGAATCCCACCCGCAACTCCAAGTTTTATGGTGATTGTAGATCAATGGCATTTCATATCTCTGCGTAGGATGCGTACGAAACAGAGAGAGTAACTAAGCCCGAGAACTGGCAGGCGCTCGGTAGATGATGGGGTAAGAAGCCCAAGTTATGCTACCAGTTTTAGTAACAGATTATCCCGTTGGTGTAATGGTAGCACATCAATCTCCAAAATTGTTAGTTGGGGTTCGAGTCCCTAGCGGGATACCAATTTATGCTCGGTTCGTCTATCGGTTTAGGACACCGCCCTTTCACGGCGGTAAGACGGGTTCGATTCCCGTACCGAGTACCAATTTATGGCTCGTTAGTTCAGTTGGTTAGAACGCTTGCCTGTCACGCAAGAGGCCACGGGTTCGAGTCCCGTACGGGTCGCCAAATTAGAGTGTCGTTTTGATTGTTTAGCGGCACAGAAAATAATATTATTAAACAATACCTTATTCGGATAGGTGGGTGAGTGGTTAATACCAGCAGACTGTAAATCTGCCGCTTAGTAGCTACGTTGGTTCGAATCCAACCCTATCCACCATTTTACGGGATCGTAGCTCAGTGGTAGAGCATTCGGCTTTTAACCGATTGGTCCAGAGTTCGAATCTCTGCGGTCCCACCAATTTTTGTTATTGTAGAGGTGATTATGGTTAAACCTAGAATTGCTTTGTTTCTTCATCATCCTGAAGCGTCTAGACAATGTGTAGATGGAATGATAAAGGCGTTGTCAGATAATTACCGTATTAAAGTATTTTCAGAAAAAGATTGTGATGCCAGTACATTCAGACGTTGTGATATAGTCGCATTTCCTGGTGGAACTGGTGAATCAGAAGCTTACAATCAATTGATGAAACCACACTTTGAAGCGGTAACTAATTTTGTTGAAAATGGTGGTCGTTATCTTGGCATCTGTATGGGTGCATATTGGGCGACTCACCACTACTTCAATATATTAAATGGCATCAGTGTTGTTCAATATATTAAACGTAGGAAAAGTGAGATCAAACGATCCTTTCCTACGATTGCTCCTGTATTTTGGGAGAACAAGTATTACAATATGTTCTTCTATGATGGTCCAACTTTTGTAGCTGAGAAACAAAACTACAAAACGATTGCGACATATTATAGTGGTGAACCAATGGCAATTATGCAGAAGCGCATAGGTCTGATTGGTTGTCATCCTGAAAGTATGCGTTCATGGTATCGTAAAAAATATATGCAACAACATTGGCATCATTACGATCACCACGATTTATTATTAGATTTTTGTGACCAGTTAATGGAAAGATAATGTGTCGGTAGCTTAATTGGTAAAGCTCAAGTTTGTGGCACTTGCAGATGTGAGTTCAAGTCTCACCCGTCACCCCATTAAATGTTAATATATAACGGAGAGTAGCTCAGTTTGGTAGAGCATCTGGTTTGGGACCAGAGGGTCGCAGGTTCAAATCCTGTTTCTCCGACCACTTTACGCCTCTTAAGCATTGCTGGCGATGCGCCTGATTTGTAACCAGGAGACAGGGAGTTCGATTCTCTCAAGAGGCACCAATTACGGGGGTATAGCTCAGCTGGGAGAGCAACTGCTTTGCAAGCAGAAGGTCATCGGTTCGATCCCGTTTACCTCCACCATTTTTAATAGGTTGATCGGAAAAATCCTGTGTTCACCAGGATAATGGTGTCCCCGAAAACTCATGAGATTCTAGACTCTCCATGATATGGGTTGCGTTATATAAACCACATCTTAGCGGATGTATAGGATAATTAAGCGCATAAAACCAAACGGCATTAGGGAATTGATGTCCATAACGATCAATTTATTAAATTTATTTTTGTTCACGATTAGGATTTTCTTATGAAAAAAATAAACCTACAAGAAGTCAAAGAATTTATTGACTCACAGGGTCCTAACACCAAAGTCTATCTTGGCGTGGATTCTGAAACTTTTATGATAGACAGAACATGGTATGCTGATTATACATTGGCAGTTGTTGTTCACATAGGTGGACGCCATGGATGTAAAATATTCGGTGAAATAGTCCGAGAAAAGATTTATGACCAAAAGAAAAGTAAACCTGCTATTCGTTTGATGAATGAGGTTTACAAGGTTGCTGATTTGTTTCATAAACTGATTGACGTACTAGAAGATAGACCGGTCGAAGTACATTTGGATATTAATCCTAATGAGAAATACGGATCTTCTTGTGTTGTTCAACAGGCTATTGGATTTATCAAAGGTACTTGTAATGTAATACCTATGGTAAAACCAAAAGCGTTTGCGGCATCGTATGCTGCGGATCGTTTGAAACAAGTAATGGAAAATAAGAAATAATGCACGATTAGCTCAGTTGGTAGAGCAACGCTTTTACACAGCGAAGGTCGGGAGTTCGAGCCTCTCATCGTGTACCAAATTCTCGGCTGGGGTCAGTAGTGAATATTCACGATGACGGTTCAACTCCGTTATACCGAGACGCGATTTGCCCGATTAGCTCAAAAGTAGAGCACACGACTGATAATCGTAAGACGGAGGAGCGTTACCTCCATTGGGCACCAGTTTGCCGAGATAGCTCAGTTGGTAGAGCACTGGTCTGAAGAATCAGGTGTGGTCGGTTCGATTCCGACTCTCGGCACCAATATGCCCTCATAGCTCAGTGGATTTAGAGCACAACGCTACGGACGTTGGGGTCGGGAGTTCGAGTCTCTCTGAGGGTGCGCCGCCATAGTACAATGGTAGTACAGGTCCTTGGTAAGGATCAGACAATGGTTCAATTCCATTTGGTGGCACCAAGCCCTTCTATTCCAATTGGTAGAGAAAACGGTCTTAGAAGCCGTGCAGTCTCGGTTCGAATCCGAGGAAGGGCACCATTTTTGAGGGATCGTCTAACGGTAGGACAGCGGTCTTTGAATCCGCTAATCGTGGTTCGAGCCCACGTCCCTCAACCAATATCTGCTCGTAGCTCAGCTGGATAGAGCATGGAGCTTCTACCTCCACGGTCGGGGGTTCGAATCCCTCCGAGCAGGCCATATAATGACGGTGAAGAATGATTTTATATTAAGTATACCAAAAAAAGACTTGACAAATCTTAATAAATAGTGTACTATATACAGTATATGCGGGTATGATGTAATGGTAGCCTGTGACCTTGCCAAGGTTAGAGCGCGAGTTCGATTCTCGCTACCCGCTCCAATTTAAACGCGGAATTAGTTTAATGGTAAAACCGGAGTTTTCCAAACTCTTGTCATCAGTTCGATTCTGATATTCCGCTCCACTTTTTTATGAGGATGATATGAGAGCACTTAAGAGTAATGTTATTGTTGAACGTATTGCAGGTGAGAAAACCACATCTTTTGGTTTTATTCTTAAATCGTCCGAAGGTCCAGATTTAGCTAAAATCACTTCAATTGGAAGTGACGTTACCGAGGTTGAAGTCGGTAACGTAGTTCTTGTTGATTGGAACCAAGCAACTCAAATAGAAGATGATATTTTTATTCTATCTATTGACGATGTGGTTTTAGTATACGAATAAAATTGTTGCGGGGTAATTCAGTAGCAGAATGCCAGACTCATAATCTGGAAGTCGGTGGTGCAATTCCATCCCCCGCTACCAATTAGGCGTATGAATCTTCCGCTTTAGAACCAGAATGTACTAATTGTCCATTATCATCGTATACTTTGAAATGGTCAAATGTTGCTTCTTCTAAATGTGCTAATACATGGTCAAGTGATGGGAAATATCTTTCCTCAATAACCATTCTACCATCCATATGATTCCAAATGTGTCTTTTTAATAGGTGCATTTGTTTTATCCTTCCAAGTAATGTTTCCAAATAACTTCTGTCGCATCAGTATAATTTTTAAGATTAAACTGGTTCAGAAATAGATTAATGTTACTATATTTATAAGTTCTAATTAACATATCTACCATCTGAACAGATTCGGTTGGCTCTGCATTAAACCAACCTGACGCCCACGGTATCTCATCCGAACCAACTAATGGAACACCTTGAGACACTAGATCGGCGCCAACAATGTTAAAAGTTTCAGAGAAACTGCATTGCATACCAATATCCATCTGAGCACACAATTCTAAAAATTCTTCTCTTGGTGTCCATTGGTGATTAATAAGTTCGTGTCCTGATTCGTGCAACTGTTCAAAAACAGATTTAAGGTTGCGTAAGACAGGTTCACCATTCATTTCAATACGACCTGCATTGACATGGAATCTTAATTTCTTACCAATTCTATTTGCAAATTCTATTGCAGCCAATGCCTGTGGTACATGGTTCTTAAGTGGTCGAACCGCACCAAAACATCCAATATCAATATATTCTTTTGACTTATCCAACTTCTTAGTCTTGAAGTCTTGTGGATAATAGTTTGGCATATAGATAACACGACCTCTCATAGATCCTTCACCATACTTTGCTTCCAAGAATTGTTTAACTTCTCTAAACATTCTAGGTGCATTGATTCCAATATAGACGTTCTTAAAAGTCATATAGTCTGGAATCCAATCTAATGCCATACCTTCACCAACCATAAATGGCATCTCAGAATGTAAACGAATAATCCATTTAACATCTGGATGAAGTTTTTGTAATATTGCAAATTTAGTTGGTACAACCCATAAAGCTTCGATGATAACGTGGGTTGGTTTATATTCGGTAACTTCTCGGTCAATGCAATTGTTATCAGAAACAACAGACATCTTGGATTCAATACCCATATTATTCAGCATATCTGAAACAAAAGATGCAGAATTATAAAGGCCGGTTGAAAGACCTAGACCTGACGAATGTAAAACATGGTTGTAATCTTCTCGTCTTTTAAGAAGAAATAATACTTTATTCATGATGATACCGGATTAGTTTTGGAGAACACCGGTATATATAAAAAAATATATTGCGGTTATTTTACAGAATCGAAGTTTTGCTTCTGTTGAACATACCAATCTTGCCAACCATTAAGAATTTGTACGCAATGATAATATTGCGTGTAATTGGCTGTAACTGTCTTTAAAAATTCACTGAAAACGACCTGTTGCTTATCAATTGTCTGTAAATTACCGCATTTTTCCTGAAGTTCTTTTGGTGCTTCTGGGAAATGTCTTTCAACAGGAACGGTGGCACAAGCAGATAGAATTAAAAATAATGGAATTAATTTTTTCATTTTGGCACCGCCGCTGCATTATGAGCACTTGTATCTACAACTGTATTTGGTGTTAATGGCTTTTCTTCTTCAAATGGTTGATTGAGAGCAGCGGCATTATGTACTTTAATTACAATTTCTGGAATGGTACAAGTACTGTCAACTTTAGTTAC